CTGGCGCCGATCCTCGACCGGACCGAGGACTTCATCGCCTGGCGCAACCCCGACCCGCGCTGGCCGATCAACGGCAGCTTCTTCATGCTCACCGCCGGCAGCCGGCCGCAGGTGTGGGAGAGCTTCGATCCGAAGACGAGCCCGGCCACCAGCCACGCCGCCGGCTGCAAGGGGTCCGACCAGGGCTGGATGAGCTACGTCCTGCGCGGCGAGCCGACGCTGGCCGAGCGCGACGGCCTGTACAGCTACCGCGAGCACATCGCCCGCGCCAACAACCGCCTGCCGGGCGGCGCGCGGCTGGTGTTCTTCCACGGCCACTGGGATCCGTGGGACGCCGAGGCGCAGAAGGTCGCGCCGTGGATCGGCGAGCACTACCGATGATCTGGGCGCTGCTGGTGGTGGCGTTTGCCTTCGGCGTCGCCGTCGGCGTGGCCGCGGCGGCGCTCGTACTGGAGAACTGATGGCCGACGAGGTGTTGATCCGGCTCGACGGCGTGGACGAGCTGCGCCGCGCCCTCGAGGCGATGCCGGCGAGGATCCGCGCCCGCGCCGTGCGCGCCGCGCTGCGCAAGGCGGCGCTGCCCATCCGCGACGATGCCAAGGCCCGCGCGCCGGTGCTGCAGGGCCGCCTGCCGTACCGCACGCCCGGCACGGTGCGGCGGCGGATCAGCCTGCGCGCCAGCAAGTTCGCCCGCCAGGCCGGCGACGAAGGCGTGTTCGTCGGCGTCAAGCCGCTGCGCGGGCGGGCCGACACCCGCCGCTATGGCAAGGCCGGCGCGCGCAACCCGAACGACCCGTTCTACTGGCGCTTCCTCGAGTTCGGCACGCGCAAGATGGCCGCGCGGCCGTTCCTCGGCCCGGCGGCACGGGCCAAGGGCAACGAGGTCGTGCGCAACTTCCTGCGCGAGAGCCTGCCGGCGATCGAGAAACTCAACCGCAAGGGGCCCGGATGACCGCCGAGCAGACGCTGTACGCCATCCTCGCCGCCGACAGCACGCTCTCCGGCCTGGTCGAGGGCCGCATCTACCAGGACATCATCCCGCAGCCGGACGAGCTGCCGGCCGTGGTCTACAGCCGCACCGGCACCGAGCCGGTGCAGACCATCCACGGGCCCAACGTCGGCGGCTTTGCGCAGATCCAGATCCAGGCCTGGGCCAGGAGCCGCAGCGTCGCCGAGTCGGTCTCGCAGGCGATCTGCGCCGCGCTCAACGCCGAGGGCGAGGCCTACGTGGCCCGTGGCGCGCTGTACGACGAAGAAACGCGCTGCAGCGGCGTGTCGATCGACGTCACGATCTTCGAGGTGTAAGCAGGCGCGCGCCGTCGCCGGCGGCTCGGCCGCCTCCTCCCCCGCGGGGTCTCCTTCCGCGAACAGGCCGCGCCGGGCGGCCAACGGCGCACCCGGCACCCTTTCTTTCTGGCGGAAGCCAGCGTCCGGCCGCGACGGCCGATCACTTTGGAGCATGAACCATGGCAACGCCCATCATCTGGAAAAACGTCGCCGTCGCGATGCAGTCGGCGATCGGCAACGCGGTCAACATCACCGCGGTCACGGTGGCCACCGACGGCGTCATCACCTGCACCGCCTCCGGCCACGGCCTCACCGACGGCGACTTCGTGCTGATCACCGCCGCCGGCATGACGGAGATCAACAAGCGGATCTTCCGCGTCGACAACGTCGGCGGCGCCGACTTCGACCTCGACGGCGAGGACGGCACCGACTACACCACCTTCTCCAGCGGCACGGTGCAGGAGATCACCTTCGGCGCCTCGATCGCCACCATGACCACCGTCGCCGCCGGCGGCGGCGAGCCCGATCAGATCGACGCCACCACCATCCACGACACCCAGCGGGTGGTGCTCTACGGCCTGCCGGCGGCCACCAGCTTCACCTTCGACAACATCTGGGATCCTTCTGACGCCGGCCTGATCGCGCTGAAGGCAGCCAGCACCTCGCAGGCCGAGCGCGCGTTCAAGTTCACCTTCGGCAGCGGCGGCCGGATCTTCCTGTTCTACGGCCAGGTGTCGGCGGGGCTGAACCCGACCGGCAGCGCGCAGGGGCTGGTGACCACGCCGGTGTCGATCTCGGCCACCGGCGCCTCGACCACCTACGCGAGCTGACCGCATGTCGCTCGTCGAGCGCATGCGCAAGGCGCGCGAGCAGAAGGTGCAGGCCGGCGGGTTTACCTTCGTGGTCCGCCGGCCCACCGACGTCGACATGATGGAGATGGCCGGCCGGGTCGACGCCCGCCGGCTGATCCCCTACGTCGTCGGCTGGGAGGGCGTCGCCGAGATGGACCTCGTCAAGGGCGGCGAGCCGCACCCGCTTGCCTTCGACGCCGCGGCCTGCGCCGAGTGGCTGGCCGACCGGCCCGACCTGCTCACGCCGCTGGTCGAGGCCGTCCTGGCGAGCTACACCGTTCACGCCGAGCGGCTCGCCGCCGAAAAAAAGCCGTAGCGGACTGGTTCGACCGCAACGCCAGCCCGTTCGATCCCGAGCCGGCGCCGCCGCAACTGCGGATGGCGGTGGCGGCGTGGAACGCCATGGGCGGGCTCGACTGGTCCGCGCTGCCCATCGTCTGTGAACTGCTGGGAGTCAGGGAGCCCGACGTGCTGATCACGCAACTCATCGCCATGCGCGACGCGCAGAGGGCTCCGTAATGGCCATTGCCACCCTGACGATCGACATCGTCGCCAAGCTGGCCAACCTGCAGGCCGGCTTCGACAAGGCGGCGCAGATCTCCGAGCGCAACGCGCGGCGGATCGAGGAGGCCTTCAAGACCGCCGGCACCGCCATCAAGGCCGCCTTCGCCGGCGTCGGCGTGCAGCAGCTGGTGTCCGCCTTCAACGCCTCGGCCGAGGGGCTGGCGCGGTTCAAGGACGTCGCCGAGCAGACCGGCATCGCGGTCGAGGAGCTCAGCAAGCTCGAGCCCGTGGCCCGCGGCGCCGGCATCGCCATCGACCAGGTCGGCGAGATGAGCCAGAAGCTGTCGCGGGCGCTGACCACCGTCGACGACGAAACGCGCGGCGCCGGCAAGGCGCTGGCGCAGCTCGGCGTCGATCTTGCGTCCTTCCGCAACCTGGCCGCCGCCGAGCAGCTGCAGACGCTGGCGCAGGCGCTCAACCAGTTCGCCGACGACGGCAACAAGGTCGCCATCGTGCAGGCGGTGCTCGGCCGCACCGGCGCCCAGTACCTGTCGTTCCTCAAGGACCTGGCCGAGGCCGGCGAACTGAACGCCACGGTCACCGCCAAGCAGGCGGCCGCCGCCGACGCCTACAACAAGCAGCTCGCCGCCGCCCAGCTGGCGATCGAGCGGTTCGGCCGAACGGTGACGTCCGACGCGCTGCCGCCGCTGGTCGAGCTGTTCAACGCCCTGGCCAGGGGCAACGGCGAGATCGAGCGGCTGGGCAGCGGCGGCTCGGTGCTGCGCACGGTGTTCGAGGCGCTGATCGTCTTCGGCGCCAACGTCAAGTTCGTCTTCGAGGGCATCGGCCGCGAGATCGGCGCCATTGCCGCGCAGATCGCGGCGCTGGCGCGGCTCGACCTCAACGCCTTCCGCGTCATCGGCGATGCGGTCAAGGAAGACGGCCGCCGCGCCCGGGCCGAGCTGGACGCCTTCGAGCAACGGATCCTCGGCGCCGGCCAGGCGGCCCAGCAGGCGCTCGGCGCGGTCGATAGCCGCAAGAGCGTCGGCGCCTTCACCGCCACCGCCGAGGCGGCCGGCCGCGCCACCCGCTCGGTGCGCGAACTGAACCGCGAGATCAACGACTACGCCGAGCGCCTGGCGCGCGAGCGCGGCGACCTCGCCAACTGGCTGGGCCTGCGCGAGCTGCGCGAGGCCGAGGACGCCTTCCGCGGCCTGCAGCAGCAGATCGAGCGCATCAACGACCTCACCGGCCGCGGCGCCGCCAGCCGCATGACGGCCGACCTGGCGCTGATCGACGACGCCTTCTTCGCCGGCAAGATCAGCGTCGAGGAATACGAGAACGCGCTGCGCAAGGTGGCCGGCATCACCGGCGAGGTCAACGCCGAGACCGCCAAGACGCGCGGCCTGGCCGAGGAACTGGGCTTCACCTTCAGCTCGGCGCTCGAAGACGCGATCGTCAATTTCACCAGCCTGCGCGACCTCGTCAAGGGGCTGGAGCAGGACATCCTGCGCATCGTCACCCGCCAGCTCGTCACCAAGCCGCTCGCCAACGCGATCGGCAGCTTCGACTTCGCCGGCCTGCTCGGCGGCCTGTT